ATGTATGGAGAGTACTGGATGAATTTAACCCGTTCTGTTTTAAATGATGTGCAGACACATCTTCAGTATGCATTGCCGAAATATTCAGTACAACTGATGCCTAATAGTTTAAAGAATTATCAGTTTGTTCATTCGCTAGGTACGGTCTTAATCGGTTATCAGCGCAGTAAATTTAAAAAGCCGCGCAGTACGGATCTGATTGTACAGGAGAGGCATTTGCAATTGCGTTTTACTGTTTTTGCACGTGCATTGGATGGTGAAAACGGTGTTCTGGATTTACTCGATTCTTTACGTCTGGCATTAGTGGGATTCCAGCCTGAACATTGCCAGCAAATCCGATTGTTGAGTGAGCGCTTTCTGGGTGAGGCCGACGGAGTCTGGCAATACCGGTTACGCGCTCGCACCGAGACACTTCAGGTGGAGCAGCGTCCGGTGATTAATCAGCAAAATTTGGTCAAGTCTATACCAACTCGTGGTGAGATTAAGGCCAGAGCTATTTCACATTCTGTAATTTCGAAGGAGTAAAAATCATCATGGCAGCAGCCTATTTGCATGGTGTTGAAACAATTCGTATTGATGGTGGCAGCAGTCCTGTCTATACCGTAGACGGGGCAATTACTGCAATTGTCGGTACCGGTATGTCTGGCCCGGTTAATGAGTTAACTGTATGTCAGACTGTTAAAGATTTCAGTCAGTTCGGTTTGCTGACTGGTGCAGGTTTCACTTTACCTGATGCGGCCAATATCTGGACTCGTTATCAGTCTGGTGTTGCTTATGTAGTGAATGTACTGGATCCGGATAAACATAAAACGGTCGTTGATTCTGAGTTACTGGTTATTGACGGTGATACGCTGACTGCGAAAACAGCACATCCGGCAGTACAGGCAGGTTATACAGTTCTAGCTGGTAATCAGACATTATCAGAGGGTACTGACTATGCTTTGAATAATGAAACAGGTGAGCTGACTTTTGTTCAAATGCGTTCAGATGTATCTATTAGTTATACTTATCTTGATCCAAGTAAGGTAACTTCAAAGGATATTATCGGTGGTTACGAGGCAGCTACCGGTAAACGCAAAGGGATGGAACTGCTTACGGAAGGTTTTACCCGGCTGGGAGCAGATGCAAAAATTATTATTGTGCCTCAGTTTGATGCAGAAGCGACTGTAGCGGCAGCTATGGTTACTCTGGCTGATAAGCTTGAAGCTATTGCCTATATTGCTGCACCGAAGGGAACAACGCTTACCCAGGCTGTTCAGGGGCGCGGTTCACTCGGTAATATTAATTTCCAGACGTCTTCGGATCGGGCGCAATTATTTTATCCCTATGTTACCGGTACCAGTGGTGAGCTGGAAAGTCTGGCTACTCATGCGGCCGGTTTAAGGATGCGAACTGATGTTGAACAGGGTTATTGGTTCAGTATTTCCAATCGTGAACTGTCCGGTGTAACGGGTATGGAGGTTTCGCTGACTGCACGTATTGATGATCCGCAGGCAGAAACCAATCGTCTGAATGAAAAGGGTATTACGACGGTATTTAACAGTTATGGTACTGGTTTCCGCTTATGGGGTAACCGTCTGGCCTGTTTCCCGACAGTAACACATATTAAAAACTTTGAAACTGCACAGCGTACTGGTGATTTGATTAATGAATCAATTCGCCGTGCTCAGTTACAGTATATTGATTTGCCGATTGATGATGCGCTGATTGACAGCCTTCTGGGTACAGTGCGCACCTATCTGGGTACGCTGAAGAGTATTGTTGGTTTTAGTGTCAGCCTGGATTATGATTATGATCTGGCTGATGCTTTCAGTAAAGGGCAGGTACCAATTAAGTATGACTATACGCCTAAACTGCCTGCAGAACGTATCACTAATACCAGTGTGATGACCCGTACTTATCTGGCTAATTTGATTAGTAACCAGTCTGCCGCTTAGGAAACAGTTATGACAGAATTTAATGCAATTTATAATGCCAATGTTTATGTTAATGGTAATAGTCAGTTAGGCCGTGCCAGTCAGTTTAAATTACCGGATATTTCTGTTGGTCAGACAGAAACTAAAGGTCTGGGTCTAGTGGGCTCAGTAAAACTGCCTAGCGGGATTGAGGCACTGGAAGGGGAAATCACCTGGAATAGCTTCTATCCGGATGTGTTTACAAAAGTATATAACCCTTTCAAAGCTTGTCAGCTAATGGTTCGTGCCAATGTACAGGCATTTAATGCTTCCGGACTTGCAGCTGAGGCTCCGATGGTTGTGACGGTAATGGCAACTTTCAGCAAAAATCCGTTGGGAACTTATAAACCGAAAGAAAAAGCTGAATTCGCCAGTACTTTTCAGGCTACTGAAATTCATCAGACAGTAGCTGGTCGTGAAGTGTTGTATTACAACGCATTTACCAATCAGTACCGGGTGAATGGTGTGGATATGCTGGCGCAGATGCGTGCAAATATTGGTATGTAATTTTTATTTGTATTGATGTATTTGAATGCTCACTCTGATTAACGGAGTGAGCTTTTTTATGGTTGAAGTATTTTTATATGCTGAATTGATTCAGTAATTATTGATTAGTCGAGGAATAAATATGGCACAAACTGAAGCGCAAAATCTGCAAGAACAATTGGGTACAGGCAAAGTAATTAAACTGGCGGAACCACTGCAAACACCAAGTGGTGCGATAACGGAGCTGACATTGCGCCGGGTACGGGTTAAAGATTTTAAACGTGCTGCAGAACAGTATCCTGATAATGCAGTATTACAGGAAGCTCAGTGTCTGGCTATGGCATCTGGTCTGCAAAGTGAAGATTTTGATGAGTTGTCATGGGAGGATTACACGCAGGTGCGTCAGTTTTGTCTGGGTACTCACTGATTGGGATAGTTTTTATCAGGCAGCTGCGGATTTAGCGTGGTGGTTTGGTTTTTCTCCGGCAGATATTGATGAAATGTCTCTGGAGGAAATTTTGCAATGGCAGCAACAGGCTAACCGGCAAATTAAAGCCAAATTCAGCAAACTATAACTGGTTGCTGTCTGAAGTAACTGTGCTGTTAACTTGTTGTAAGCTTATAAGCATGGTTATGAAGCGATAATAAGTTGACAGTCACAGTAATCGAAACAACAAATAATATAAATAAGTAGATTCCAATACAGTTAGGTAATTGGAGAAAAATATATTGGTGCCGTTATGGATAATGGATTCGTTTCTGATTTTGGTGAGGTGCACCGTTCTGTAAAGGCTTTTGGCTTTGCTATCAGTACAGCGACCCGGCATGTTGAGGAGATGGGAAAAACTTTACAAGGTTTACATGGACAAATTCGCTCTATTGATAGTTTTTCAGCAGCGACGGCTAAAGCGGGTAATGCTCAGGATAAATTAACTCAGGCAATTCAAAGACAAAATAAGGTTCTGGAGCAGCGAACTAAAATCGGTAGTGAATTAAGCAAAACTAAAAGCACGCTGCAAGCTTTGATGAAATCAGCTGAAAAGTCTGTAAAAATTTATATGGATCGCGAAACATCTGAAACCGGGCTGAAGCAGGCTATGATGCAAAATGATGGCAGATTAGGCGGATTTGATCAGATTAATGCCCAAACAGCACAGCTAAGCCTTGAGCAGCGGGGAAATAAAAATGATTTTACCAGTCTTGCCACTAATATGAAGATGGCTAATATGTCTGATGATTCGCTACTGCAGGGAGGTATGAAGTCAATAGCCAGTTTTAATGCATTATTCGGTAAAAAAATTGAGGATATTTCTGTTGCCAAAGGGCTGATGCAGACTTATAAGCTGAAAGATACTGAATTATCAGCCGGTCTGGACGCTGTACAGAAAATGGCTTATTCGACCGGAATGAGTTTGGAAGATATAGAAAAATTTCAAAGTGCTATGGCCTCTCCTCTGCAAAGGCTTCATCTGATCGGTTTACAGAACCAGCAAAAAATATATGCTTTAGAAGGTATGGCAATACAAGGCGGTATCAGTAAAGCTGTGGCCGCACATGGGATGGAAGAATTTCTGAATAAGCTGGCTCAGGGACCTAAAGCTATGCATCTGGCTACGTCAGCTATGAATGCGGAAATGCGCCAGATGATGCAGAAATCCGGCGTAAAGTTTGATTTATTTAATAAAGACGGTTCACTTAAAGACATGCGTGTGGTTATTAGTGAGCTGGAAACGAATTTTAAAGCTGTTAAAACTAAGTATGGTGAACGCGCTGCACTGAATATGATGGATGCTGTGTTTGGTGGGAAGGGCGGACAAGTTGCTTCAGCCGCTGCTAAAGGTGGTCATACTGGTTATCAGGCCATGCAAACTAAAATAAATCAGCAGCCTTCTCTTGATCAGCGAGCAGAACTGCAGACAAATACGCTGGCTGTCAGTATGGAAAATCTGCAAGATTCGGTTGCTGAGGTCGGGAATGCTTTTGGTGCTATTCTGGCACCGGATATTAATACTTTCGCTCAGGTGGCTAAAGATGTGCTGCTTAATACTGTATTGCCTTTTATTCAGAAACATCCGACGCTGATTAAATCTGTAGTGGCTTTTGGTATTGGAATGGCAGGCTTACGGATGGTATTACTGACTGTTCGTTATGCGATTACTATGGTTACCGGTCCGCTGGCTGTTCTGCGTACTATTTTTGCCCGTTTTCAGGTGGCACGTGAGCTTAAGCAAAGTGGTTCTGTATTTAAGCGTCTTCGAACTGCAATTTCCTCAGTAGGAAAATCTGCAGGTTCATTGCGTCAGAAACTGATGTCTTTTGGCAGTAAGCTGTCCGGCATTGGAAAAAAGTTTGCTGTTTTTAGTAAAGGTCGTGCTGCATTAGGTTTATTGAAAAAAGCATTTGGTGCAATTGGTCGTGCAGCAATGGCTCCCATCAAAAAAATTGTGCAGTCTTTTGGTCTGATTTCTAAGGCGGTGAAACCTCTGTTTTCGGTTTTTTCGAATTTGGGGAAGGGGTTTAGTGTTTTAGGTAAAGGCAGGTTTGTACTTAATTTGCTGCGTCAGGGAATTATGGCAGTAGGCCGGGCCTTCTTGATGTCACCGATAGGTTGGGTTGCGCTGGCAATTGGTGTGGCCGCCTTATTGATTTATAAATATTGGCAGCCAATCAAGAAATTCTTTATTGGTTTATGGGATACGGTTAAGACCAAATTTGAAGCCGGTATGAATTTTTTCAGAGAATTACCTGCTAAATTCAGTGAATTCGGGCGCAATATTATTGATAGTCTGGTCCGAAGCTTTACTGAAGGTATCAGTAAAGCTGTTAATGCTGTAGGTGAGTTTGCCAGTAAAATTATTAATAAGGCTAAATCAGTATTGGGTATTAACTCCCCCAGCCGGGTATTTAAAAGTATCGGCAGCTCGCTAATGGAGGGAATGCATCTGGGAGTTGATCTCGGGGCGGATAAACCTGTTTCGGCGATAGGTCAGGTAGCTGAGCGTTTACAGCAGAAATTTAAAGCCGGTTCTGGAAAGCTGACTGCACAGTTAAATGAAAAAATGCAGCTAAATGCAGCAGAGTTTGCACAGAACCGTTATCCGGCCGGACATGATTCAAGTGCTGTAACCATTAATTTTAATCCAACAATTCAGGTTAATGGTAATGCTGACCGTTCAGTCATTCAGCAGGCGCTTGCACTGAGCCAGCGTGAATTTGAACAGATGTACCGGCGCATGATGCAGGCAAAAGAGTTGAGGAGTTACTGATGTATGCAATGCTAGGGGATATTCGCTTTGAACTGCTGGATAGTTTCACCAGTTATGAAGAAACGCACAGTGCTGTTTTTGCCAAACATGATGTACTGGCCGGGCGACCGCGGCTGCAGGCTACCGGTAATGATTTGACTACGATACGTTTTGGTATGCTGCTGCATTGGAAACTGGCTAATCCGGATAGTGCCTATAATGCGCTGATTAGTGCTAAAGAAGCACAGCAGGCGCTGGCGCTGGTGTTCGGTTCCGGGCGGTTTGCGGGCTGGTTTGTGATACAGCAATTAAGCAGTACAACTCTGATCCAGGATGCTAAAGGGCGTACGGCGGCGCGCGAAATTAGCGTTGAATTGCTTGAATTTGTTGGTGATCCTAATAATCCGTTACCAACACCGGGAATCATGACCGGACAGAATCCGCTGCTTGCTCTTTTACCGGAGTCGGTTAAAGGCGCGGTTAATAAAGTTTCCGCAGCGGTTCAGACTGGTGTGCGTATTTATCATTCTGTTGAACAGAATATTACTGATATTCAGAACCTGATTACGCGCGCGCGTACTGTTCAGCATAATACTGCTGGCTGGATGGGGTTGATTGCAGATGTATTGTCTATAGGTGGTCAGACTCTGGATAAACTGAATACTTTACCTGAGATTGGTGAATGGTTCGGAAATCTGGCCGGAGCAGCAGATTTTCTGTCTTACACGGGTCAGGCAGCCTGTCAGCTGCAAACATGTATTAATTTAATACAAACCGGTTACGATAGCGGAGAGTGGGGCGACTGGCTGAATACCAGTGAACAAGTGTTAGCATCGGTAGAAGACAGTATTGGAAATGCGACTGCAGGTACCCAGTCATTGACGGCATGGCTGGCCGCAAGAAAAGATGAGGTCTGATTATGGTTGATTCAGTCTTGCAATATCAGACCAGTGAAGGGGATCGCTGGGATTTGATTGCACATAAATACTATGGTGATGCCACGATGATTGACAGGCTGATTGCGGCCAACCCGCATTTAGCGCTGGCTGAACAATTTACGGCAAATCTGACTGTACTGATTCCGGTTATCCGGTCTGATACTCATGCTGCTCAGGAGGATATGCCACCATGGATGCGGTAAATATGCTAAAAGGATTATCCGGCTTAAGCAAAACACATCCGGTTACTATGCCGGATTTCACTATCGAATACGAAAAAAAAGACATTACATTAGCAATTAAGCCTTATCTTATCAGCATTAGTTATACGGATTATCTGGGCGAGCAATCAGATGAGCTGTCTGTGTCGTTTGAAGATACAGATGGCAGATGGTTGCGTAACTGGTATCCTGAACAGGGTGATTTGCTGTCGTTTTCTCTCGGTGATCAGTTTACCGGTCTGGTGAATCTTGGTAATTTTGAGATTGCGGATATCGATTATGCATTTAAACCAAATGTGATTACTCTGAAAGCGCTTTCTACGGGAATTACTTCGCCCAGCAGGACTTTACAGCCTAAGGCGTATGAAAAAACCACTCTGGAAAAAATTGTACAGACAGTAGCCGCACGATTACAACTGGTGGTTAAAAATCCGATTGCCAAGCTGGAAATTGAACGTATCACACAGTATCAGGAAAGTGATGTTGAATTTCTGGCGCGACTAGCAAAACAGTTTGGCTATACTTTTAAAATTGTTGATAAGACTCTGGCTTTTATTGCCAATACGGAATTAACTGCACAGGAACCGGTACTGGTGTTGCTGCCAGAAGATATTGAGTCAGCCAGTTTTCGCGATCAGATCAAAGGCGTTCCTAATGAAGTTGTTGCTTCCGGCTACGACCCTAAGGCTAAACAAGTACGTACGGTTAAGCGTAAAGGACAGCCGTTACGCCCGCAAAGTAAACAGGGTGCAAGCGGTGACCAGCTGAAAATTGTGGCTAATAAAGGGGAATCACAGCAGCAATTAGCTGCACGTGCAGATGCTGCATTGGCCGATGCACGCAAGTGTCAGGTAACCGGCACTCTGGATCTTTTTGGTAATGTCAAGCTGGTAGCCGGTCAGATTATTCGTCTGAGCGGTTATGGAAAAATGTCCGGAAATTACCAGATTAAGCAGGCGAGCCATAATTTGAGCCACAGTTCAGGTTATGTAACGTCTCTGGAAATAAATATGATTGAATATATTGCTGATGACGCAGATGGTGATAAACATGCAGAAACTGTATGAATTTGGTGCGACTTTACAGTTTGGTATTGTTGAATCCATTGATGCCGGACGGCATATGCTTAAAGTCAGTTTACCGGCATTAGAAAATATTCACACTGACTGGCTGCCAATGCTGACTGCTGCTGCAGGCGGAAACAGTTTTTATTCACTGCCTGACAGAGGAGAGCTGGTCGCCTGTATTCTGGATGCACGGGGAGAAAATGGTGTGGTTTTGGGAGCCTTATACAATCAGGCTGATAGCACACCGGTAAATAATAATAATGTCTGGATGAAAAAATTCAGTAATGGTACGGTGATCAGCCATAATCGCAATAGTGGTGAAGTATGTGTTCAGACTGGCGGAGCAGTAATTGTAGAAGCAGATACGGTACTGGTTAAAGCAGGTGATATTACTCTTGATGCACCTACTACTACTGCTACCGGCAGCTTACTGGTACAGGGGCAACTGACCTATCAGGGCGGAATGGCCGGTTCCGGCGGTGGTGGTACGGCAGCCTCAATAACCGGCACAATTAAGGTTGAAAACGGAGATGTGGTAGCCGATGGTAAAAGTCTTAAGAGTCATACTCATCCTGATCTGACTTCAGGTGGAAATACGGGCAAACCAAACTGATAATCAGCGAAACGCTCTGCTAATTCTTATTTTTTATATCCCTGTTCATTCTGACAGGGATTTTTATTTTTTGGAAAACCGCTATGACCATAACACCGCGTACTCGCCACTGGCAGCTAGCGCCACTGAATAGTGGCTGCGATATTGTTACCGGTATTGATGATATTAATCAATGTATTTTGAATATTTTAATAACCCGTAAAGGGACAGATGTAACCCGGCCGACTTTTGGTTCAGACCATCTGGACTATCTGGATACACCAGAAGATGTCTTTATTCCGGGTGTAACCCGTGAAGTGATTCTCGCTATTCAAACCTGGGAAAAGCGTGTGGTAGTGGAGCAGGTATCCTTTACTGGTCACGCACCTGAACTGACGATAACTGTTCATTGGCGGATCGCAGAAGAGGTAGCCGGTGAAATTTATCAAACAAATATTGGGTTGGTACAAAAATGACAGATTTAACTAAGCTTTCACGAACAGATGTAAAAATAGTTGAGGACGATCTGGCAACGATTCTGGCCGATACCATAAATGATTATCAGAATCGTACCGGCAAAACACTACAGCCGGCGCATATTGAACGCTTACTGATTAATACTTACGCCTATCGCGAGGCATTAACCCGTCAACAGGTAAATGAGGCTTACCGGCAGCAGCATGTTCGTTTTGCTACCGGCCTGATGCTGGATTTATGTGGTGATGATGTTAACACTCCGCGATTACAGGCCCAGCCGGCACAAACAACACTTCGCTTTCAGGCTGTACTAAAAGGTAAAGAGCAGATTGTGATCCCGAAAGAAACCAGAGTTACAGTGGACTCGCTGATATTTACTACTACAGCAGCAGGTATGCTTACCGCAACTACTCCCAGCATTGAGCTCAATGCTGTCTGTCAGGCAACGGGAATCATAGGAAATGGCTGGTCACCAGGCCAGATAAACACTTTAGCTGATCATTTGACCGATATTGCTGAAATTAAGGTCAGCAATGTCACGATATCAAGTGGTGGAGTAGATGTTGAAAGCGATGATGCTTATCGGGTACGTATTCTGCTTGCTCCTGAATCATTTTCAGTTGCCGGACCTGTAGGAGCCTATGAATATTTTGCCAGACAAGTTAGTCAGGACATCATTGATGTTTTTGTAAGCAATGATACTGATAAACAAGGTAAACCCTTGGGAGGTGTTGTTGCAGTGAATTTGCTTACAAAAACCGGTTTGCCCTCAGCAGAACTAGTTAATCAGGTTCAGTCAGCTTTGTCTGATGAGCGGATACGTCCACTATGTGATCAGGTGATTGTACGGGCTCCGAAAACGTTTACTTATCAGGTAAATGCAATATTAACTTTGTATATTGGTGCCGATGCAAGAACTGTGCTTGCTGCAGCCCGAACTGCCTGGCAGCAATATCAGATTAGTCAGGAGCAACGACTCGGAGTAGATGTAGTTCCGTTAGTTATACAGTCATTATTAAAAGTTGATGGTGTTTATAACGTTGCCACACCGGATTTAGCGTTGACTAAGATTGCTGCTGATACATGGGCACACTGTACTGATCTGACTCTGAGCATAGCTGAGGAGGCAGTGGATGGCTAGGCTGACATATGCAGCAGTAATTGAGCGTGATCAGCGTATGCGGGCACTGGCTGCTCTGGGATTGCGTCTGGATTTGGTGTCTACACCACAGCTTATGCCCAGGCTAGTAGAACTGGTATTGGCCGATCATCTTGAACTTCTGGCTGAAAGCCATTGTATTCTCGGAGTAAACGGATACTGGCTGGCAGAAAGCGATCAGGCCAAACGGCAATTGATTAAAGGTGCATACGAGCTTCACCGTAACAAGGGAACACCCTGGTCGTTACGGGAGATTGTCCGCCGCCTCGGCTTTGGTGAAATAACGATTATTGAAGGGCTCAATCACCAGAGGCACAACGGTAATATTCAGCGCGGTGGGATATATGTACACGGACATAATAGTTACTGGGCGCATTACTGTATTTTACTGAATCACCCGATTACCAATCAACAGGCAGCTTTATTACGTCAAACTCTGGCTGCTTTTGCTCCGGCACGCTGTGTGCTTTCCAGTCTCGACTATACTGCTGTACCACTACAGCATAACGGAAAGGCACAGCGGGATGGCTCATTTAACAAAGGAACTGCTTAATGGCAAATTTAAAAGAATCTTCGTTCTGGGAAGAAGGTATTTATCAATGGGAAACATCCGATCCGGTATTGGGCGGGGAAAATGGTATCGATAATGTACCGACACGACAGTTGGCCAACCGAACCAAATGGCTGAAAGACAATAAACTGGATAAATCAGCTACAGCTGCTAGCGCAGATTTGGCTAAAAAAGCACTGGTAGCTGATAAACTTAGCAAAGCCAGAAATGTTGGTGGGGTGGCATTTGATGGTTCAGCGGATATTGATTTACCCGGAGTAAATAAGCCCGGAAATCAGGATACATCGGGAAATGCTGCTACAGCTACCAGATTGCAAAAAATATGCACAATAAATGGTGTGTCATTTGATGGTAGTGCAGATATCAATGCTACCCCAGCAGGAGCCATACAGTTTTTTGCCATGGAAACTGCACCTGTTGGCTGGTTAAAAGCTAATGGTGCAGAAGTATCTCGTGTTATATATGCAAATTTATATGCTGCAATTGGTACTCGTTTTGGTGCAGGTAATGGAAAGACAACGTTTAATCTACCGGATTTACGCGGTGAGTTTTTGCGTGGCTTTGATGATGGACGCGGTGTCGATATTGGCCGTAAATTAGGTGATTATCAAAATGATTCGCTTAAATCGCATAATCATTTATTAAACTTTAAACCAGTTAATGCAAGCATATACAAGCCTATTGTAGCTGGAGCTGAATTATCTTCTGTTGGAGTGGGTGATAATGCAATAACTTCAAATACTGGTGAATCTGAAACTCGTCCGCGCAATATTGCATTACTGGCTTGTATCAAAATTTAAATCATAGGGATATTTAAAATGTCTGAATGCAAATCGAGTATTGCAGTCTGTCAATTAAATGAAAATAGCTACTTTGTCTGTATGACAATAGCATATTTAGATCCTCTGACGGTAACGGAATTTATCTGATTCCATATTTATGTATTAAAACTGAACAGCCAGAATTAAAGCATGGATATGTTGCTCAATGAACAGGTGAAACATGGCAATATATTGAAGATCATCGCGGAGAAACCGTTTATAATAAAAAAACGGAGAAGTTTTTGTTATCAATGAATTGGGAGTATTGCCAGCTACTGTAACTACAATACCTTGCCCTGATAAGTATCATCAATGGTTTGATAAAACAAATAACTGGATCGAAAAAGAGGATGCTGAACAGTTACGCTTATAGGATAAGCGCAATAATGCCGGTTCATTATCTCGTACACAAATGCTTTCTCAACTGGAAATTAGTCTCGGTAAAGATAAGGAATCATTGATTGAAATTGCAGGATCTACCTTATCTCAAATTGAATTGATTAAAACCCGTAATTATATTTGTGAAACCTCACAATTTAGATTAGATAGCGAATTGTGGTGGAATTTTCTTATTGACATCTTGCAAATCAAACCAGGTGACATATTTAAAATATGGGAAAAAGCTAAAAATATTTAATATAAAATAAAATATATCTGTATCAATAGTTAAAAAATAATGTTTAATTAATTAAATTTTAAATTTAAATTATTAATAAAAATATATTACTGTTATGCGGATCTATAAATTCTTTTTATATAAATTGATTTAATATTTATAAATAAAATAATTAAATTCTAAAGAATCAAAGATTATTTAAACAATTTTAATTTATTATTTATGAGTATAAATTAATAAAAATAAATAGTCTTTTATATTGAAAGTTTCATAATAAAAATTGTATGTAAGGAAAGGAGTAAATAAATTTGTTGTGCTAAAAAAAATTCAAAATAAAATCATTAAACGTCTGGAGCAGGGATTAGGTTCAATGGTATTTGAAATTAGTCCATATCCGGGTCCGATAGATAATAAAGAGGCTATAGTCGGATTAAAAAAAGCACCTGCTATTTTATTAACCTTCAATCAGGCACTGGTAAAAGTAAAAGATTCAGGGCGGCAACGTTATGAACTGATTGCCGGGTTCTATGTAGTATGTGTATGTAATCGTGTTAAAGATGCCACATCTCAGCTCTCTGTTGATATTAATGATTTGGTTTATTCGGTATTACGCCTCTTAGCGGGTCAAAGATTGAATGAAGAGTTAAATAGTTTTGGTTTACAGCCAAAAACGATACGTCCGGTTTTTATTAGTCCTCTTGATAGTAAAATTAAAAATCTGGATATTGTTGCTATCGAATTTGAAGCTGTCTGTGATATTTATGGGATTGATAGTGATGGCTATCCTGAATACACAACTGATAAAAATAATCCTGACTATTTATTCAGTCTCTTCAAAGGGCAAACTTCTGAACCGCCATCACAATTTAATTCTTTAATATTAAATATAAAAAATAAAAATATACCAAGCTGATTCATAACAAGCTTATATGAAAGAACAGATGAAAGTTAAAGCAGCAGACGGTTTACGCGTACCTAAGGAAAATCGTGTTAATTCTTACATTACAAATCAACCAGTTGAAGTACCAGAAAGTCTATATTACCGTCGATTGGTAAATGATGGAGACCTGATAATGGTAACGGAAAACTTAAAAGAAAATGAAATAGGAGTAAATGAATGATTGATAATATTCAGTTTGATACTGTGCGTAACGACATTCGTGTACCAGGCCGGTATATTGAATTTAATACTCGTACTGCAGTAAGAGGGCTACCGGCTAATCCACAAAAAATGCTACTGATCGCACCTATGTTGTTAACAGGTAAACAGCCGCCATTAACCCCGGTACAATTATTTAGTGATGTAGATGCAGCCACTTTATTTGGTGAGGGTTCCTGGGCTCATCATTGTGTTAAACAGGCATTTACCAATAATCCATATCTGGATCTGACTGTTATTGGTATTAATGATGCTGAACAAAGTATAGCAGCGACAGCAAGTGTAAAAATTACCATTTCGAATGCATCAACTAATTCGGGAATTTTTACTGTAAGTATTGGTGGCATTGATTGCCAGTTAGCAGTAGATGGTGGTGACACACCTACATCTATTGCAGAAAAAATGGCTAGAATCATTAATAATGCGGATACGCTTGCTGTTGCGCAAACGGATGGAGGTGTAATCAAACTTACATCTAGAAATCATGGTTTGATTGGTAATGATATTTCCTTATTAGCTTCGTTTAATGCTGATAGTGCCAGCACAGGTGAAGTATTACTCGATATAAATACTTTTCAAGGTGGTCAGATAAATCCGGATATCAGCCAGGCGCTTGAGCAAGTAGCAGGAAAACATTACCAGATTATTTGTAATGCATTTACAGATAAATCAAATGCTAAAAAATTGTCTGATCATATTGATCTGGTTTCTAATGCAATTGAAAAACGTGGTTGTATTGGGGTCATGGGATGGCGTGATACGCTTAGTACAGGGACTACTTTTGCTAATAGTATTAATAGCGGACGTATTACAATTGCATGGTACAAAAATGCTATTGAAGGTAATGCAATTATAGCAGCTGGTTATGCAGCAGTAATTGCCAGTGAAACTGATCCTGCACGCCCGCTCAACACCCTGGAAGTAAAAGGTCTGAGAGTAACCGCCGATGCTGACTGGCCATTATTTGCTGAGTTTAACAGTGCTTTATATAACGGTTTAACTCCTCTGCAGATAGTCAATAACCGTGTACAGATTATGCGTGCTGTATCCACTTATGTAAAAAATTCTACAGGTACGGATGATCCGGCTTTGCTTGATATTACTACAATTCGCACACTTGACTATGTTCGCGATGCAGTTAATCAGCGTATTGCCTTGCGTTTTCCGCGTGAGAAACTCTCGGAAAGAACACCCTTAAGGGTACGTTCAGAAATTCTGGATGTATTGAATCAGTGTGAAAATGCAGAAATTCTGGAAGCTGTTCTGGAAAATAAAGATAAATTGATTGTACAGCGCAATCCGAATGATCCTAATCGTCTGGATGCAGTTATTCCTGCCGATGTAGTTAATGGTCTGCATGTACTGGCAGCCCGAGTGGATCTGTATTTATAAATTAACCAAAAAAGGTGTTAATTTAAAAGTTAACACCTTGTCTATATAAAGGAAAAATTATGGCAAATAAAACTGGTGCCAAATATGCCGGTGCGGTAATTATGGAAGTAAATGGCCGTGAAGTAGAAATTACAAGTTTTAAACCTGAAGTGACTACCGGTCGTAAAGTGGTTAAAACCATGAATAAATCAGGTAAAGTACGTGGTTATGCAGATGGTGTAACAGAATACACCATGAGTGTCAGTGCAGCTATTCCATTGGATGAGAGTGGAATTGACTGGGATAATATTACCAATGCAAAAATTACTATTTATCCGCGTAATGCAGATGAAGCCCGTGTTAGCTACATTGGTTGTACCAGCACAAAATGCTCGGAAGAATACAGTGTCGAAAACGAAGCCCGGCGTGATATTGAAATGTTTGCTTTGGATAAAGTGGTAGAATAATGTTAAAAGAGACTGGAAAACTGGTTTATGGTCTGGAATACAATGGCCAGATGTATTTTGATTATACGGTCAAACCATTGACTTTGGCTGATGAACTTCAAGCATTAGAAGTGATTGAGGAGACCAGTTTGATTAAGGATGCTTCTAATGCAAAAAAGGCAATTCTGACTACACTGGCTTACTGGGCTCAGCAGTTAGAGGTTTCTGGCATTACTGCAGAAAATCTAAGCGTTGAATTTTTGTTACACAATCTTGCATCTGAAGATTATCAGTCAATTTTAACAAGTATGGAAACTTTACGTTCAAAATCGATTGCCGCTGGCCAGTCAGACCCAGCGGCATCAGAGCAAGCAAACAGCAACGTAACTTTGAAGTAGCTCATAAAAATTATCGACAGGCATGTATTTTGCTGGCTAAATCGATGATTACACCAGACATGGTTAGTAAGATGTGTCATGCTGAAGTATCTGTCTGGATTGAAAGTGTTTTGGAAAGTATGGGCATAAAAAATGATGATGATAATGTTATTATTTCCTTACGGCAAAGAAAACCAAAACCATATCAACCAGATAAAAATAATTTAGTAGCTAAACAGTCTGATTGATTTAAAGCCCTGTCTGCGGACAGGGCTTTTTGTATGGTCTTGCTCTGGCTTGTTCATTTGAAAGTCTTTTAAATTATCCAGAACAAATATAATCAACAATTAAGCGAAAGTATTGACATGTCTTCAAATCAGGAGACCTCCATCATAAAAATGACTGAGGAGGTAAAAAAATTAGAGCAGCAAATAAAACGTACTTCTGCAGTTGCAATTCAAGAAGGTGAAAAAGCAGGAAAATCACAAATCAGAATTATTCAGCAAATTCAGCGTGAATATCAGCGGGCCGCAGATATACGATTAAGAAAGGAAGTTCGTTCCGAACAGGAAATACAAAAAGAAATTGGTAAAACTAAAAGAGCATATAAAGATTTCTCAGCTACAGCTAATGCAGCACAAAGGCAAATGCAGAATGCAACTAAGGCTTCTCGCAATAGCATTCGCGAATTAAATAAAGAGTTAGAAAAAAGTTCTAAAATTCAAAAAAATATTGCAGCACAACAAACAAAATCATCTAAACTGGGCGTTGCCAAAACTGTCGGAAGTGAGATTATCCGAGGTGGAAAGTCTGTCTATACGGCTATTAAACCAGCAATAGATGATGAAAAAAAATTACGTTCCAGCGTAATTCAGGCGGCAGAAAAAGCATATGGTACGGATAAAAATAAATCAGCTGACTGGATTAAGACACAGGGTGTAAAAGAAATTCAGTCAATGGTGCAGGGGCTTGTTGCACAGAATGGCGGTACATCACAGGCTGCCCTTGATCTGATTATCAATATGCTGCAGCAGGATATGTCTTTAGATCAGGTTAAGGCAACTATTCCTTATGCACACCGTACTATGGTCGGATCAGCTACCAATGCAGGGGAGTATGATTATGAAAATACGGCCAAGCTATATAAGTCATTTGCCGACTATGGATTGCAAAATAAAGATTATAGCACTATCTCAGATCATATTATTGCTGCCGGCAGTCAGGGTAAATTTACTATTGCCGAATTAAATGCAGAATTGCCGGATTTATTATTTTCAGGAAAAAATGCAGGAATATCAGGTGCCAGAGGAATTGATTATTTAATTTCAACTCTGCAAGCCAGTTCAAAAAAATCTGAATCGAATGAGGATGCCAGTAAAAGTGTTAAGGCTTTTCTGGATGTTCTGACTAATCCGGATCTGCTTAAGAGTCTGAGTAAGGTTAAAGATCCTAATAATCCGGGCAAATATCTTGATTGGAACAAAATCAGAGAGCAAGGTAACAGCCAAGGTTTAAATGATGCCCAGTCCTTGATAAAAATTTGTAGTGATATCCTTGCTCAAGATAAGAATTATCAGAATTTAAAGCTAAAAGCGGATGCCGGCGATATATATGCACAGCAACAGATGGAGGCTCGTCAGAATAAGTTATTGCCGTTCATTCCTTCTGAAGCAAGAGATGCGGTTAATGCAAATCTGAATAATAATCTGATGTTGCCACAGATGAATGCACTTCAAAATGATGCCGGTGGTCTGACAGCAAAACATTTAGCGGTATTGTCAGCAGATCCTGAACGTCAGCAGGAAAAAAACAAAGCTTTGGCAACATTAGGCAGAAGTGATGCTGTTGAACCATTAGTTAATTTTCAAACTAAATTAACCGAATTATCTGCTCAGTTCCCAGACCTTACTCTGGCTATAACCGCTTTAGCAGCTGCTGCCGGCAGTGCTATTACCGCATTGACAGCCCTTGGTTCTTTGTCTGGCAGCAGAGGTGGCGGAGATATTGATTTGCCGGATGATTTTGACGGGGAGAGAAAAAAATCCAATCGAAATAAAGGTAAAAAAACTGCTCCGGGCAGACGTAAACTTCGTTTGCGAAGCAAAGCTATTCCAGTTAAAACAGCAACTAGAGTACTTGGCAGAGCCAACTGGGCGCTTGCTGTAGCTGAGAATGCCTATAATATTTATGCCATTCAAAACGATGATAGTTTAACTCAAGAAGAAAAAAAGAATGCACAAATTAAAAATACCACCAATGCGGCTGGTGGTTTGGCCGGAGCCTGGGCTGGTGCACAGTTAGGTGCAGGTATTGGAACACTTATTCTTCCTGGTGTGGGGTCAGCTATTGGTGGAATACTGGGTGGTCTGATCGGAGGTATTGGTGGTAGTTTTCTGGGCGACAAAGTTGGCGATGCAGTAACTCAGAATAATAAAACTAATGAGTCGGATAACTCTAATGATGTCTTAAATGATAGGCGATCTTTTTCTTTACCATATCAGTATGCATATGGATTGAATAATGGATTGAGTGACAGAGAGTCGATATTTGCCTGCCAAAAAGATCAGATAATATCTACAGCCAATATGACACCAACTGCATCAATGATGCTTGCGTACAGACAGAATATGGCAACATTGCCTCCAATGGAAGGACAGCCGGGAGCAGTACAGCCACCGCTTATGCAACAAAATGTGGAATTTCAGAATGCTGTACAAATGCTGGTACAGGAGCTTGGGATTCGTTTAGATAAAGTAGCTAATATTCTGATGAGTCAACAGCAGATTATTCAGAATAATTTAACAGTAACTCTTGATGGCAGAGTAATAAGTAATGCGGTTTCACGCAATCAGCTGCAAATGTATAATCGTGGAGGTGCACAATAATGACAATGTGGAAAAATAATCTGCAAAAAGCCAGTTATAAAAATATTGCTTTTGATGTCATTTCCATTAGTGATAAAAATGAAAAAGCGCTGGTAAGGCATGGTCGCCCATTTGCAAATGGATCTGATATTGAAGATATGGGTACGTTTGGAAGACAATGTCAGGTTGCTGCTGTTTATTTTGGCAGCGGTTTTGATACGCAATTATCACAGTTACTGGCCGTATTAGAAGAGCCAGGTGCCGGTACTCTGGTTCATCCTGTTTTAGGTTTGTTACAAAACATGATTGCTGCAAGCTGGTCGTTTAGAACTGAAGCAGATTCAGTAAATTATGTAGCACTGGATATAACATTTTACGAGGCAAAAGAATCTTCACCAATATTTTTATTTGAAAATCAATGGTTAGTCAAATTAGAACAGTTGCAGAATACATTAGACAAATATATACAACAATTATTAGGTTATTCCGATACGATTTTAAGTGTCCGGGATGGAGTCTCGTCTTTATGGGGAGGTATCAATGGTGTATTCGCCGCATTATGCGGTGTGGCTGGTAGTGTTCGTAGCTTTTTTGATTTAGACCCTGTTGAATATTTGTCAGGTAAAAATTTTTCTTCAGCTTCTTATAATCGTGATGTAAGTAAACTGGTTCAGTCCTTAGACAGAATGGTAGCAAAAGGGATTGAAAGTGATACTCGTTATGCTACTGGTACTTTAAATACCAGACAGGTTTATGATTCTGTCAATAATCGGGTAAACATTCTCAATCAATTGCCTGATAATATTTTGCATAATCAGAATATACAAGATTCTGAAAAGGAAGTGACAAATCATGTTCAAAAGATTGCAGATATACAAATGCAACCTGTTGCACAGATTGTGAAGTTAATAAGTATCGGTTATTTAATTCAGAATATGGTTGGTGTAATAGAAATAAATAGTGATGTAGTAACAGCTAATGAGTTGCTTTATATTAATAACAGCCTTCGTAAGCAAATTCAGAAGTTGATAGATGATTTACGAGAAACTTATAATTATGCTGATAATATTAAAAGTTCTAATGCGGCAGCTATTTATACTCAGACAACCATAATAAATCAGATACTGGCGGATATAGCTGCACAATTTAATGATTATGTCTTGGCTATTATTAATCAGAAACCGCCAATGCGTACTAAAAAGGCGAATATGAATGGGACAATTCATCAACTGGCATATTTTCTTTACAAAGATATTAACCGAGTAAATGAATTAATGCGTCTCAATCCACATTTGTACCACCCATCATTTATCCAAAGTAGTGATTGGATTAATTATTATGTTAAATGAAAATAATATTTTTCCTTATCCTTATGGTAACGAGGTAGTAGTACGCATAGGAGGAAAAGAACATAAAGACTGGCTCAGTTATGATATTGATAGTGATTTTCTGATTCCTGCTGATGCCTTTAGTTTTGAAACTAACGTTTCACAAGATCAGGGTGTTTTAGCTGATTATAGCTCTTTACAGTGTGAAGTTTTAATTAATAATCAGTTAATTATGACAGGAATTATTGGTCATCAAAATGAAATGGTTGATAAAAGCAATCATAGTATTACCTTTAATGGCCGTGATCTTGCCGGTTTGCTGGTTGATTGCAGTGTTAAACAAATTAATGTTAAAGGAATGAATGTTTTAGCTGCAGCACAAAAAATGGCTGAGCCATGGAAACAAATTAAAAAAGTTATATTAAAGGCAGAAAAAAATCCCGTACTTGATAAAGTGGATATCGAACCGGGAGAAACTGCATGGCAGGCACTCAGTAAAATTGCTTACAAGGCAGGATTACATGTCTGGCTGGAACCTGATGGAACTTTGGTTATTGGCGGTGCTGATTATTCCAGTCCGCCAGTAGCAACATTATGTCACAGTAAATATGATAACAGACGCAATATTCAAAGTATCCAAATTGAATACAATACTGAAAATCGTTATTCGGAAGTTACTTTTCTTGGTCAGAGCCATACTCGGTTTGCAGATTCATCGAAGCACGATTTGAAATGGGTCTATAAAGACGAAACGATGACTTTATACAAGCCGAAAACAGTGGTGATCGGTGATGCAGAAAATCTGGAACAATTGAAGGTTCAGGCAAAGAAAATGTTGTCAGACTGGCGGCTGGAAGGATTCAGTTTAACTATTACTGTGGCAGATCATAAAACACAGGATGGTGTTTTGTGGCAGCCCGGACAGCGTGTTCATGTCATTGATGAAGATCAGCAGATTGATGCTATTTTTTTTCTAATGGGGCGGCGTTTTTTTCTTAATCGTAATGGTGGCACGCTGACTGAGCTGAGATTAAAAGAAGATGGTATCTGGACTCCGGATGCCTATGTGAAAAAATCTGCAGCGGCGCGTTCACGTAAAGGTAGGCGTAAGGGTGTGACTAACCGGAAAATTAAATAGGTAAGAAAATAATTAGTTGTTTATTTAAAAATAAAATTCAATTAATCGGTGAAATAGATGAGTTATGTTGCGAAGTTAGTAAGTAAAACAAGAACAACAATTAACAATACCACAAGTTCAGTTAGGCAGGCTTTTCGGGGCAAACTGACAAAGGTAAATGCAGCTCAGGCAATACAGTCTGCTCAGGTAGCAGCTCTCGCAGATGAGGTATTACAGGATGTTGAACAGTTACAGCAATTTGGTTTTACAAGTAATCCGCCAGTAGGCTCGGAAGCAATTGTTCTTCCTTTAAGTGGTCAGACTAGTCATGGAATTATTATTGCAACTGAACATGGTGCATATCGCATAAAAGCTCTGGCTGCCGGAGAAGTAGCTGTCTATAACCAGTCAGGTGCTTCGATTACTTTAAAAAATGGCAGGCTGATAGAAATTGATTGTGAAATTCTGAATATTAAAGCTCCGTCGGGAGTCAAAATTGAGGCAGCAGCCGGAATTAATATTGATGCTCAGGCAGGTGTGAATATAAGTGCAAAAAACGTTAACTGCTCTGAAGAAATTACTGCTGCCGGTCAAATTAATGGAAATGGCGGAATGGATATTAAAGGAGGGCAAGGGGCAACATTTTCAGGAAATATTGTACAAACTAATGGTAGCTATACTACTGTTGGGGATGTTACGGCCAAAGGTATAAGTCTTTCTGGCCATGATCATGAGTACAGAGTGGGTAAACCCGTCTGATATTTGAGCAGGCATCTCTAACTTATTTGAAATAGCTATTTTAGTAAACTACAGAATTAATTATAAATATTATAAAGGAGTAGTTTATGGATAGAGAAATAGATACTAGAACCGGTGATTATTCCGGAAAAATTATAAATCATTTGCAAAATGCAGTCTATCTGCGTCTGATGACTCCGTTAGGTAGTTACTGGGCTGATAAAAAATTAGGTTCTTTATTGTATACACTTGAGCGCGAAAAAGATTTGCAATCTGTCAGTTTGCTTGCCAAGCAGTATGCACAACAGGCTTTACAGCCGATTCTGGATGACGGGCGGGCAGTGGATATCTCTGTAACTACTATGCAGGCACATAACGGCATGCTGAATTTAAATATACAGGTGACTCAATTAACCGGAGAAAAATTTGTAGTTGAATGTCCGGTTAGAGTAATTTAAAAAATAAATGGATTTTGAATATGCATAATATTCCAACATTCGAGGAAATACGCAATGCTATTTTGCGTGATACGGTTTCTTTAAACCCGGAAGCTGATATTTCTTCAGATAGTGATAATTATATACGTGCTAGTAGTTTAGCCAGTTGTGCAACAGGACAGTATGCTCATCAGGCTTGGATATTAAAACAGTTTTTTCCAGATACAGCAGATTCTGATTATCTGGAAAGACATTGTAATCTTCGTGGCATACGACGAAAAAAATGCTACCTTTGCCAGCGGCACAGCTAGAGTTTATGGGATTCCAGGATCTTCTGTAGAAGCAAAGTTGCAAATTAAATGTGGTGATTATTTGTATTCAGTTCAGGAGGATGCAGTAATTGGAGAAGATGGAACTGCTGTTTTATCAATAATAGCCGTTTCGGCCGGTTCTGAGTCAAATCAGTATAATAAACCAGCACAGTTTATGGCTTCTCCGGTAGGCATATCTACAGATGTTAATCTTATACAGGCAATTGGTGGCACTGACATTGAAAGTGACTCTTCATTATTAAACCGGCTACTGGATTTATTACGTCGTCCTCCTGCTGGCGGAAATAAATATGATTATCGTGCATGGGCTCTGAGTGTTGATGGAGTAACCAGTGCTTATGTATATCCTCTGCGTCGTGGGTTGGGTACCGTAGATATTGTTATTACCAGTAGCAATAATGTACCTAGTGATGAGATTGTCAGCAAAGTTCAGAATTATATTGATTCAGTACGACCTGTTACCGCGAAAAACAGTTATGTAATCAAGCCGGACGTAACCCGAGTGGATATTAAGGTTAAGGTAAGCTTATCCGGAATAAGTCTTGACACTGCAACTACAGCTATCAGACAGGCTTTGCAGGAACATTTTAGTGCATTGAAACCTGGTGATAGTGTCATCATTTCTCAGCTGGAAGCTGTTATCAGTGATGTATCCAATGTGACTGACCGGAAAATGACTCAGCCTACTACTAATCTCGTAGCCGAAAAAAACACGAAAGTTGAGTGGTTTATGCTGGGTAATGTAGATGTGAGCTTACTATGAGTTACATAAATACTCTTTTGGGATTGTTTCCGCCTGTAGCCTACAATCGTACCGGAACATCCGTGAGAAATGCGGCTACTATTGATGGTAATTGTCTGGATGAAGTGCAAAATGCTGCACGCCGTAAACTTGGTGTCATTGATCCGCGCACTTCTGGAAACTATCTTATACGTTGGGAAAAATTACTGAATCTGGATAGTTCAGGCAAAAACGGACAACAGAGAATATTGGCTGTCATAACTAAAATTAATGAAACCGGTGGTCTGAGTATTCCTTATTTTAAACAAATGGCTGCTTCAATTGGTTATGACATAAATATCACTGAACCTCAACCATTCCGTGCAGGAGTTAATCGTGCTGGTGACAGGCTGGCTCGTGAAGACATTATGTGGGTATGGTGGGTCAATGTTAAAAATGCTGACAGCCGTGCAACACGGTTTCGCGCCGGCATGTCAACAGCAGGAGACAGATTAACAGCATACGGTGATGTCATTATTGAAAGTGTTTTAAAAGATCTGAAACCTGCATTTACCGATATAAAATTTACATATAAGGACAAATAAATAATGTACCCTATTGATACACAGGACGGGCTTTTTCATGATGGTAATGGTATAAATGAATTAGGTACCATTTTACCGGCAAGTTGGCTCAATCAAGTACAGGCTGAATTAATTGCTATTTTAACAGCGGCAGGAATAAAGCCGGAAAAAGCTAGTTATAATCAGGTAATAACGGCAATTAAAATGTTAATTGCATCAAGTGCTCCTGCTGCTGCGACAGCAGAAACAGCTGGTGTGACCAAGATAATTGATACATTGGATTCTGATGATGCAGGTTCTGCATTGTCTGCCAAACAGGGTAAAGCATTAAATCAAGCTAAACTGGATAAGAATGGTACTGCTCAAACAGCCTTGTATGCAGCACAAATTGCTGCCCGTAAAATTGGTGGTATAGTTTTTAATGCGAAAACAGATATTGATTTACCTGGTGTTAATATCCCAGGTAATCAAGATACATCTGGTAATGCTTATACGGCATCCAGATTACGTAATGCAATTAAAATTGGTGGTATTAACTTTGATGGTTCTAATAATATAGATTTGCCGGGAGTAAACATAGCAGGAAATCAAAATACAAGTGGCAATGCAGCATCGGCTACAGTTTTAAAAAATTCCCGTCAAATTATTTTAAATGGAGATGTTTCAGGTAGTTGCTGGTTTAATGGAGATGGTAACGCTGTCATTTCAACACGTCAGGTTAATTCACTGGGTGTTAATCAGAATTGGTCGGATGTTACAGGGGCGCGTGGATATTCTACAACTTATACAAATCAGAGTTCATCGCCAATTGCAGTAGCCATCAGTTTTTATCATACAAACAATAGATCAGCTGAACTAATTGTCAATGGTGTATTACTGGGGGAAGTAAATACAAGTAATGAAGATTCGCAACGTAAGCCATTATTTGGCATTGTACCCCCCGGACATGGTTATTACCTTAATGGTAATTTGCCAATCAGAGTGTGGGCAGAATTGAGAAGAGGGTAAAATGGAATATTATTTAAACAGTAATGATAAAATGGTGTATGCCTTTGATTCAGAAGAATTAGCAAATAAATGGTTCGAACAATTCCCGGAGGGAAATGGGGCATTCAGGATAATGACAGATGAAGAAATATCCAGACACCTTCAACCAGAAAAATACATGACAAAAAGTGAAAAATTATTGAGAAAGCGTAAAGACGCTATTTGTCTTGCTCGTTATCAGTTTTTGACTATGGCTGAGTTATCATTTGATAAAAATAAAGATGCTTTAATCTCAGTAATAGAAAAAAACTTTAATGGAAAATCATTAATTAAGCTACGTAATTACTTACAGGAAAGTCAGTCTTTCAGTTTAGCCTCTGAAGAGTTATGGAATCTTTTAACTAATATTTTACAGATTAATCCTGATAAATTGTTTAATTCATGGGAAGAGGCTCAGGAGTTTTAAATAGTTTATTTGAGAAATTATAAATAATGAGAATATTCTAATTAAGAAATTTGAGTAAAAAGCTAAGGCTGCCTACAGTAAGGTTATTGGCAGTCTTGGTTTTTAAATTCACTCTTATATTATTTTTAATCAGACGAATAAAATAACTAACTCAAATTAATAGTGTTATTTTATCTAATAAAAAATATAAATTGTAATTTGTTTATTCCGCATTACTTTTACTTGTTCCGTAATTGGTTACATCATCATTTATTGTTACTAACCATACCTTCCTCAAATGGCACTTTCTCACGATCCTTTCTAATATATCGCTCATATTAATTCTCCAATAAAAAACCAGCTAAAGGCTGGCTTTTTATATTCATTACGATTTTTAAAGATATTGCTAAGGAAAATGCAAAGTGTTAATTTTTCTTGATATTGTTCCCCCATTAATAATTGTAATTTCATTAGCTTTCACATCTCCAGTTATACAACCCCGATTATTGGTTAAATTATCACTCACAACATCCCCATAAATTTCACCACCTGTGAGATTAATACTCTCAGCCTTGATATCGCCACTAATAATTGCTCTATCGCTTATGCTGAGATTCAAAGCTTTGATATTAGAACTAATCCTTGCAGAATTATTAAGCTTTATTTCATTAGTATTGATACATTCGGCTGTTATGCCTGCCATGGCGCTAATATTAATTCTTTCAGCATTGACCATATTAGCACGAATATCTAATATACCATTCATATAAATTTCATTAGCATATACACATTTTGCGTAAATATTTCCCTTGCCGCTAATATTAAGTTTCCCGTCAATCTTAAGTTCACCTTTAATGAAAATTATTCTATTATCAAGATTAACATCATTTTTAATATATACATTACCAGGGTAAAAAAGGTTATCTTTTGTATTTTGAATTTCTAAGGATGTTTCACAGAAAGGCAATTTACCTATTAACCAAATTCCTAAAGTTGTATGCCCACAATCTGCGCACATTTTTAATACTTTAATAGCATTCTCTCCATCGGGGAAATGCTTGTCAAAAGCTTCTATATCATTATTATAGGCGCCTTTATCTCTTAACCAATCATGAGTAATAATAAATTTATTTTCCATATTATTTTCCTTAATATTTGTATATAAAGCCAGCTATTACTTAGTTAGAAATTGGTCGTTTAAAAATATCAATTGATTTTACATCTATTATTTTGGAATAAACCAACAAGGTATTTGTAAGATTAGATTTTCTGGTGATTTACAACCATTCTGCATTCATCCTTTGGATCCATCTTTTTAGTTTACTCATTATATCAAGAATACTACGGACATTTGATCGACATTTTTTTAGTTCTGTTTTGGCAAGACTTATTAGGGCGGCGTAGCATTACTTTTGCCTGATATTCTTTCTGCTGCATTTGTCTGGCCATATCACTGTGCTGCATCTCTATTAACAGACAAAGCAGGGGACAAAAAGCAGCAAACATTAAAAAAACAGCAATAAATACAGTAGGTGCACGTCGTGTGATTATTTCTTGTAAGCTCTCAGTAACTTTAAAGCGCAAAGGATTGCTTGTTTTATTTTGTTTAAAACTAAGTATGCCGTTGTGAATAAGGCCAGTATGGATTTTCAGCATATCGCTTGGCCGTTGCCCTAACATCATTGCCATTCTCATTGCGTCCTGTAAGTCTTGCGTGCCATATCTGTAAAGAAGTTCATATATATAGTCTTTAACATATACGTCCCTTGGTTTTTCTTTGTTTTTTTGATACCTTTAATTGGACATTCTTTGTTAATATAATTCCAGTTTGCAGGGCTGCACATCGTCCATATTGCGCTAAATAATGATAAATCCCTATTGGCTGCCACAGGTGTGTCTTTGCGCCAAGTTAAATAATCTTTAATATGTCCGACATCAATATCTTCTAATGCAACTGGGTTGCTGCCACCAAAAAACAAAAGAAGCTGTTTCATTGAAGATTTATAACCATTTTGTGTATTTTCTTTTTTTAATGGCATTTCTTCCAGTTGGAATTTTTGCGCAGCTTGAACAAAAGTGATCCTGTGGCTTTTGTCGAGCTTTTCTAAAGATAATTCCGCCCATTTTTGACAGGCAATAATGTAATCATTGCCTAGGGGAATTTCTTTGCGTGGCTTGCCTCCAGCGTCGTAGTAATACCATGTGATTACCTCACCTTTTTTCTTACGTTTGCGTGCGCGCATGCCTGTCGGCAGATTTAAGTTAACAGTTGCTTTACGTCCCATATATAACCTATAAAATTATCCTGAATTAGAAAAAACAGGGGATTGCCATCTGGGTTTGGTTTGTGAATTTCCTGTATTTTTGTGCTTAATACCTAATAGAGATTGGCGCAATACTATTGGCTCGTTTCTACCATTTAGCCGAAAAGGTACGCCTTGCTTTTTGAGCTGGTTAATTTGCTTGCCTTTGGATTTGTATCCAGTTAATACAGATACCTCCTCACGGGTTAAAAATTCATCATATGGCGATTTTTCACTCATGGCTTTTCCTAATAAAAAAACCAGCTATTGCTGGGACGTGTTCATTAATAATACTTAATTAAAAAGCCAGCTAAAAGCTGGCTATGTCTTATCCGTATTGTTTAAAATGGGATATCGTCATCGATATCATCTACAGGAGCAGTAGCTGAACCATCCATAACAATAGTAACTAACTTATTGTTTTTTATTTGTAAATATTTTATTATTTATTTTTATTAAATCATATCTATCTTTATAAGTTCTAATTCCAAAAATACCCAAATCTCGTGGTTCTGTATAAGTTCTAATTCCAAAAATACCCAAATCTCGTGGTTCTGTATAAGTTCTAATTTCAAAAATACCCAA